GTATTCTGATCGATAATCGGGGGATGGTGGCTGTCACTGATGATCCATTCCTCGGGATCCCGCAGGGTACTGGTGGCACTGGATTCCCGCATGTTATAACGAACCTTGCCGATGTAAAATGGATTCTCCAGTATGTAGATCACACCTTCCTGATCAAAACGCTTGCCAGTCTTTGTCTTGTATCCATGGTCATTCAGATCTCTGGTGATGTAATTGATGTCACTGCCGGAGGCGTACATATCAAAGATTTTCCGGACAATGGCAGCCTCCTGCTCTTCGATGACAGGATTTTCATTCGGGGCTTTGGTGTATCCCAGTGGCATTTTACCATTATAGAGACCCTTGCGGGCGCGGGAGAGCATGGAACGGCGGACTTCCCCGGAGAGGTTGACGGAGTAGAACTCATCCTGCCACTCTATGATCATTTCAATGAGTCGGCCGTACATACCATCGATCAGCGGCTCACTGACGGATACCACATCAATCCCCAACTTCTTCCGGAGCATGGACTTATAGAAGGTGCTCTCATCCTGATTTCTTGCGAAACGGCTGAATTTCCACAGCACAATGACATCGAAGGGCTTCGGCTTGGTCTTCGCCATTGCGATCATATTCTGGAAAGCATACCGGTTGCTGGATTTACGGCCGGAGCGTCCATCCTCTTCCACGAAGATATACTCAGATGGCAGCAGGATGTTATGCTGCAGGCAGTATCGTTTGATCTCCTCCAACTGGGACTCCGGGGAATACTCCAGCTGATCATCGGTGCTGACACGGATATAGGCAGCACCGGTACGGATCCGAACCGTGGACTCGGCAGATTTACGTATCACATTCTTAGACATTGCACATTCCTCCTAAGTAAATGTACGGAAAAATGGGCATAAAAATGCCCGGACATATGTTTGCATTGCAATCTGCCCGGGAAAATGATAAAATGCACTTGTTCAAGGTGATTTTATACGGGGATTCCCGGTAAGATCGGATCAGCTCCGGTGTTGGCGCACTGGGGCTGATTTTTTTATTGAAAGTTGCACTGGTGCAATTTTTTAAAATGAAGATCACAAATATTATAAGCCGTATATTGTAGCACCAAAAATTTTACCACAAACAGGGCAAGAACGTTGATATAGTATATCAGGTAACTTTGGATAATTTTTATTCTTCCCATAAAGAGAAAACACCTGTCGATTATATTGTTTACAGGCAGTACAATTTCGATTTGCAGAAATAAGCACAGTATCAATATTCCACTCATTAATTTTAGGAATAATGCGTTTCAACGAGACGTTTTCGATATCCGAGGGTAACATAGTCGAAGAACGGATACTGTTAAAGATTTTAGTGAATCCCATATAAATTTCCCCTTTTCATATTAGTATTTATATCAGCTCCAACACAACTATGGGTCGAAGTAGATAACATTATTTGTGTGCTCCGATCTCGATCATATCCACGGAGCATTTCCTGTCGTAGTCCCCATTGATGATATGTGCATACTCATGCAGGTAAGATTTCCGGTTTTGCTCGAAGGACAGGGCATCGTTCAGGACGATGGTAAAGCTCATATCTGCATTTGCCACTACATAGGCCTTGATGCTGTATGGCAGCGTTGCCAGTACCGAATGGATATCCATGTCAGCCACCTCCTCTGAATATGTATGAGCCACAGTCATCCGTTCTGATTGCTCATCCGGTCGATCATCTCTTTTACAAACTGGATATCCTCCGGCTTCACCTTGCGGGAAGCATCAAAGAGGACCTTGTATTCTGGATTCTCGAAGAGAAACTGAGCCATGTCTCTGGCATCTTCATTCAAATAATATGATGTAGAATCCGCAGATGGACTTTCTAATAAATCGGATTTTTCTATATGAAGCCAGTTGCAGATAGATTGGATTTTATCCATTCGCGGCATTTTCTTACCGTTACACCAATCAGATACGGTTGCAGAAGAAACGCCTATGTATTTATATAGATCTGCCTGGTTTTTGCCGTTTATTTCCAAAAAATGAAGCAGGTTTTTGGAAAAGACTTTTTTATATTCTTCATCTGACATTTAATGTACCTCCATTTGCTATGATTATAAGCTAAAAGCGATGAAAAATCAATATAAAACACAAAATATTTAACTTTTAGTATTGACAGCTAGCTTAAAGCGAGTATAATGTAAAACAGAAAGGCGGTGATATTTACTTGAAAGTCTCACTTAAAGCATTACGAGTGAATGCTAATTTGAATCAAAAAGAAGTAGCGGCAATGATGAATATATCTCCGAATACGCTTATGAATTGGGAAAGCAACTATACTTCTCCAGATGTATTACAATTATCAAAACTGTGTACAATTTATAAGTGTACGATAGATGATATTTTTTTGCCTGATAAACTAGCTAAAAGCTAGTATTTTAGTAAAGGAGGCAGCAGGAATGAAGGGTGATAAGAAGACAAAGAGAAACATGTTGGCCATTCTAATCACTATCATTACGGTAAGTTTGTTAAGGCACCTTGGCTACTTTGGGACAACGGAATATGAATTCAGCTGTTTGTATATGCTTATATACTTATGCATCAATGAAGTCTTAAAAGAGAATTGATCAGCGCTTTAAGTTCTTCCGTATACATGCTCAGCAAGTATGCTATTATCCAGCCGAAAAGGTTCAGAAGTTTAGCAATGGCCGGCTTGGTTTTGAATCCTAGTTGTTTAAGGATAGAACTAGGTAATGAAATCATGATTTTCAAAGCACTAATAGGATTTAAGCAGCTGATAATGTCTTTCCTGAGAAAATTCCTTTGCATGAGGAGGTCATTGTATAGATTGACAGAGGAAAGGTAGTTACTATAATCTGACGCACCATATCCAAGAGAATCTGAGTAATAAGACTTGAATTCACATATGTCGGGATATTTTGCAAGAACGGCATTTAACTTCTCTCGATAAGAATTACCGGTTAGGGAATGAGAATATGAAGCGGGAGATGTGGACTTTAAAAAATCACACAGTGAGTCTATGCAGGAGGTGATTTTAACAAATTTAGCAGCATTGCGCAAAATTGACCAGAAATATATCACAATTAAAAGAATTACAAGGAATTTCAACATTATATGTAACCTCTCATATGAATTTACTTGGCTCTGGCGGGAGCCTGTAAGGAAAGTATAAGAGAAAACAAAAGTGAATGCAACTATCATCTCATCACTAATAAAGGAAGGAGGCGGCAGGTATGGATAATAAAAGAGACTGGAGTGCAATAATCATGTCTATTGTTTCACTGGTAACAAGCATAATTGTATTTGTGCTGACAGTCATTATACGACTGATGAAATAATCGAAAAAACAAGCGTTAATAAAGAAATTATAACGGATATCACGGACATTGTTTTTGCAAACAAAGAGTCAGTGCGAGCCTGTTTAGCTAATCGATCAGCGCTGGTAGCGTGGAGATCATTCAGATATTTATATCCTTTAAGAGTAAGCCCTTTGGGAAATTCAACATGAGGATCAAAGTTGCCATCACGCCATTTATCAATGTAAACAATAATATCGTTTTCGGCAAACTGATAAGCTAATTCGTCGATTTCTTTCTGGGTATGACCAAGCACAGATATTTCTTTGTATGGCGTACCGTTGATAATCTGTTCCAGAACAGAAATGGAAAAGTCACAGTGTTTTTCATAGGAACTTTGATTTTTCATAAAAACCTCCATACTTTTGAGACTGATAACTGAACACTATCAATTATAGAAAAAGAGGATAGAGGATGCAAGAGATTTTATAGGGAAGGAGGCAGCAGGAGTGGAAATAGTAATCCACAAAGAAGAGAGCAGGAATTTTTTACAAGTAGGAAAAGAAATGATAGAAGTATCGGATTATAGTTTAAAAAGCTCCGCAGACGGTTCCACAGAGCTTTCTGTAACTATAAAGGGAAAGGTCAATGTATTGGAGACATCAGCCAACCTAATAATGTAGAGGAATGGTTAAAGAAAAAGATATCCAGAGGAACATGGTCAGCATAATAAAAGAAATTAACCGGGTACCGATTGTTTCTGGAATCTTTGGAGGGTTACTGGGAGTAATCCTGTCAAAAGTAATTTTCTAAATTTAAGAAGGAGGAATAACCAATGGATCAGAAGACTGTAGATCTCACAGTGAGTTGTAATACCGAGGAAGCGGAAGCAAAAGCAAGCCACATCGTAGAATTGTTGAAAGAAGCCAGCGCATTGGTGGATGAGCTGGCCTCTAAGGGAATCAATATAAGGAATGATTCGTTCGTTCCTGAAGATAGTAATGGGAAACGATTCAAAGTTGGGAAAAAGGGCAATGCACCTAATTGAAAATATTTTCTTTTATGTATTTCCAATCATTGGTGTCTAACCAACCTTGATAATTAGTGGGTTTTACTTCGACGACTATCATTCGATCATTTTGATCCAAGTGGGGTGTTATCTTATTTGAAATCTGATCAGCCGTTAAGAATGACTTGATAAGAAAAGAAGATTTCCAATAAGTACACCATGCTCCGGTTGATGAATCTTTTATTGCTTGAATTACTTCATCATATTTTTGTCCGGTAGCATTTAGATCGTAAGTAATCATGTAGGCTGCCATAAACATGCCTCCTCTCTTTTGTACTCGGCTCTGGCAGGAGCCTGTAAATAAAGTATAGGAAAAGAAGAGGTCGGATTCAATATGGTAGGCATTTCGATTTATCGAAAGAATCATTTCGGAGAATCGAAGTGCAGTAGGAAGGAGATGACAGGAATGGAGAAAATCGACAGATTATATGCTCTGCTGGAGCGTGATGACATTGACGAGGACACCAAGGCAGCGCTGCGGTGAGCAATCTTCCAGTTAGAGAACGCAACTTAGACAACCATAGCACCATAAGCTGTAAAAAAACAGTCAGGAGGTACATATGCGGATTGTAAATTTAATCCACATCGGGGACCAGATATTGTCACTGGATGACATGGATCCAATGAAAAAGGCAGAGATTGCCTTACGGCTGAATGAACAGAGTCTGAAGACTCTGGGGTATGCAGCCAAGAAGAAAGAGGAATCAGCGTAACCACAGGTATCCGTGCCCTGTACGTGGTGTATTCCAAACACCACACTCCCCTTTTACACAATTAGCGTGTGTGTCCAGTCCTCCCCTGGCTGGGCACCACGTAGAGGGCATGGGGACAAGCATCATATTATAGATCACGCTTTGTGCGTGGTGCATCTTGCTGCATCACCATATGACGGAATATCATCCACTGCTATGATGGTATGCCGATCTCCTTCCGGTGGTACCCGGGTAGATCAGCACCGGGGCCACGCAGAGAGCGTGATCGGAAAGGGCAAAGATGAACATAGACGAACGTTATTATGTAAGAGAAGTCATGAATAACAAGGACAGCGCAGAGTTCTGGCAGTCGGCAAATGAAAGCCTGGCGCAGCGTGTATACAAACAGGTCAAGCAGGAAACCCCTGCAGCTAAACTCTATATATTTAGCGGTGTGCAGGTAATCACGACCAACCAGGCGCAGAAGGAGATGTTACTCAGATTTCTCGAGATGGAAGAGGACATATGTAGCGCAAAAATCAATGAGATACAAGAGATAAAACGGCAGATAGAGGGGGAGAGTGCGGATGTATAAAGATATAGCGATATCGATTCTCGGGGCATTACTTCTGGAGCCGGTATTTAAAACAACAGAGACAGGAGAGCAGATTGCCATGGTCATAGGCCTGGCGACGGTGCTTTTTATTTTTTGCCTTTTTTGTGAGATTTGGGTTGAAAAAGTACGGAATTATAACCGAAGGATCCGGGAAATGGAAGCCAGACTGGAACGGCTGAGAGGAGGTAGGATCGATGAAAGTAGAGAGAGTGCAGGAAATTATGGAGAGACTGGAGCAGACACCGTCACAGCCCTTGATGATGCTGGTTGATCATGAGGCACAGGAGGTTTTTCCGTATGTCTTTCGGAAGTACGGAAATGCGCATCTGGTCATGATGAAAG